TTTTGATCTTATGTATACCAGCACCTAGCATTATTGGGTCTCTATATAATTTTTCAAACCCTGTTAGATTTTCTAAAAACTTTATGAATGGGTCTGAATTCATGTATTCAGTAATCATATTAGTAATTGGAACTTTCATTTTGAAGTCACCCATATCAGTAGAGTCCGTTGGATAATAAAATTTATTCCTTTCATATTCTGTCACCCAATCAGCTTGATTAGAATACCACTCATCATGCTGCTTTATTTCCTCTAAACAAGATTCCAATAGAAATTCTGGTAAAAAATTATCAATTACAATATATGGAAAAGGATTTGCAGTTTGATACTGAACCTTCAATTTATCCGACAAAGTATAATCAATCATAATTTTCGTTTTTCTTTTCTTGTTAATTTCATAAAAGGTTTGAGGAAGTTAACCCAAGCATTGTCGTCCTTGGGAAGATACTTAAAGAGACCGTCTTCCATCATCATTCTCATTAAGTTTTTATAACCCCTATCGGTGGGGTCAATTATGTCTGTGATTATTTGTTCAACTAGTGTCTTTCCATCATCTGTAATTAATGGGTTTGTGAGGTCAACAATTTTTTTGTTTGTAATATAAAACTCTTCTCCAAGTATAGTTGATTTTGTCTTGCCAGTCAAAAGATTTGTTAATGTTTTAATAGGTTTCTTTTGCGGGATATTTCGGGCATAATCCAATAATTCTTCGACAGTGCAGGGTTTTTCCTGCACCTGAGGAAAATACTTTATTAAAGTTTTTTCTCCAAGACCTTCAATACCATCTATATTATCTGATTTGTCTCCAGTGAATATCTTACAAAGTAAAACATTGTAATGTGGAATGTTAACCTTATTAATGATGATATTATCCCCATTACCGAAGTATTGTTTTGAAATGGGAGAATACACGCTGACGTTCTCGTTAATCAACTGGGTGAGGTCCTTATCAGCTGAGAAGATGATTATCTGCTCATCGGTAGCAACCTTACAATAATAAGCGATAAGGTCATCTGCCTCATTATCAATCATTTCAACTTGTCTTACAAAAATTTCTTCAAGGTATTGTTTAACCCTTGATTGTTGGTTAAGATACGACTCGTACTTGTACTCGTTCATATCTTGTCGTCTGTTCGCCTTATATTGTGGGTAAATTGATTTACGAATAGAAGAATTAGAATCCCAAAATACAACCACCTTATCGTGGTCATGTTCTTCCAAGAATTTTCTAAGAATGTTTATAAAGTGATAGATTCCACCTAAATGGTCTCCATCACTATATAAATCTCTTACTCCGTGAAATCCTATTTTGAATAAATTGTTTCCGTCTACTAAAAGTGTTTTAGTCACTTTGTTAAATTAGAGGTGATAAAAATTGTTTCTTACTCGCTGATATCGTCAGTTGTTTCTTCTAAGGTTAACTCACCAGTTCCTGATAAGATACCGTTCCAATATTGGGAATACTCTTTCTTATAAGCTTCCAAAGCTTCTTTAGTATCTTCAATATATCCTTGTGGTACAGCTATTAACTTTCCATCATTATATCCCAAACCATTTACGTGGTTCTTCAATATTGAAATCTTAGTTCTGATAGCATATCTCACAGTTCGTCCTCCTTTGGTTGCTGTGATGTGGTTAATACCAGCACTTGCTTGGTTACCAAAAAGGAATACTAATGAAGATGCCAACCATAAAGCCTCTCCACCTTTTGCTTTGATTGTTGGTTGTCCAAATGGATTGTCTGGAAGAGCAACCCAAGGCTGATTAACAACCACCAAAGTATTATAATAAGCATAATCTTCTTTCTTTGATTTAGAAATTCTTGAGTGAACCCCCATACCAATTTTATCAGCAAGTGTTGCTGCGTTATGTTGCTTACCACCCTTACCATCGAATGTCATCTTACAAGGAATTGAACCTACAGAATCCCAAAGGAATAAAATAGATTGTTGTATCTCACCTTTCTCTTGAGCATCTAACACTTCATTAATGAAATCTGTTACTTGTTCAATGTAGTCAAAACTATCGTTGAAGATGAAATCACCATCCCATTCACTATCAGAATTCTTTTTAGCATCTAAACCTAACTCAACAGCATGTTCCCAACTCCATTTCTTTTCAGTAATGATAAAGACAGGTAAATGACCTTTCTTTTGTGCGTCAGCTGCCGCTAAAATCATAGCAGTTGTCTTTGAACTATTGCTATGTCCTAAGAACATATTAATACCTCCCATAACAGGACCTGGTAATCCACTGGCACTTAAGAACGCTTCGCCACAATTGTAGTAATTAGTTTCTTTATATTTTGTTTTGGTTGAGAACTTATCTTTAAATCCTCCAACCTCTTTTTTCTTAATTCCCGCCATTTTCTATTCTTTTAATAATTGGTAACTTATTTTGTTTTTTTGTCTTGTAGAATGAACTGTCTTCTTCGTAAAGGACATCAACTTCTTCCTCATGGAAAGTTATTAGTCTAAGATTTATTTGACCGTCTTCCTCTTCTTCTTTCATCATACCAAACAAAACAGTATCACCAATTTGTTTAGGTCTACCAGAAAAAAATCCTTTATCTTTTAATTGACTTAATATCTCATAAGATAACATCTTATTGTCTCTTAATTGTAAATCAATTTCTTCTTTAAATGTCATATAATAAATTAAATAAAAAGGGTGGAGTATTATCTCCACCCGTATAATTTAGAATGGTAAATCTGAATCCACATCAGCATCTGCTTGTGGGTCAACCACTTTAGCTGGTGTTGATTTTTTAGTTCCACCAAAACTTTCTTCAGATACAGTAGCATCTCCGTAAACATATCCACCTTTATCGTTATCCCATTTTGGTGTTTCACCTCTTGCGATAGCTTCAAGATATTCTACAGGTTTTTTACTATATACGTCATTCCATGTTAACTCGTCGTTAATCCAAGCATTTGCTTGTTCTTTTTCTTCGTGAACAGGACCTTGGTCTTCATACATAATTGTAGATACACTTGTGTACTCTTTACCTGCAGGTGTTTTAGATTTTGTTAACTCGATGATTAAGTCACGTCCTTTTTCAGGGTCAGTGATGTCACCTTTATTTCTCCAAATAGGAATGATTTTATCCAAGATACCATCATTCTTATAGTTGTGTTTGAATCTCCAAAACTTTGGACCATCTTCTTCGTGGTCTCTGTCTATTACTTTTACGATATAGAACTTACGAGACTTATATTGTTTCGCCAATTCTTTATCTGATTCTTTGCCAGTTGACATCAACTCCTCATAAACCTCATTCAAAGGTGAACGTTCGTTGTTATTCTTAGCTGGGTCATAGAACTTTTGCCATTGTCCACCTACTTGAATTTCATGATACCAAGCCTCTTTGAAAGGTGATGAACCATCTGTTGTTGGTAGGATTCTAATTCTTCTTTGACCTGATTTCTCTTTATCACCAAGGATTAAAGCGAAATACTTTTTCATTCTTTCGTCTTGCGACATTTTACTTTGGGCCCCGCCCGATGCGTTTTGTGATTTCTCATACTGTGCCAATACGGCGTCTAATACATTACTCATGTTTTTTAAATTAAATTATTAAATTGTTTATTAAATATAATAATAAATAAGTCGGATGTCAAATAAAAAAGGTCATCTTTCGATGACCTTTTAATTTATTTTAACGTTTGAATTCGTCGTTGTATTTGTCTCCTCCTCCTGGTTGGAATGAATTTTTGATATCATTCACATTAATATCTTTCACATCGTCTGTGGTTAAAATATAATCATGTTTTCCAGTTTTTTCCATATCTTCTTGTTTATCATCAAAGAATTGTGATAACTTTTGATTGAATGGATATGAATCAAGACTTCTTAATTCTAATTTTTCTTGTGGTGTTTTTTCTCTATATTTTTCACTCTTATTTTCAAGAGCGTTTAACTTATTCATAATATTATCCATCTCACCTAACTTAGATTCAAGATTTTGAATTTGACTAAATAGGTTTTCAAAATATTCATTTTGTTTGTTCTCAATATTTTTTTGAGAATCAACTAAATCAGTAATATCTAAAGTTTCAGTTCCTTCGTCGTCACCTTCACCCTTATCTTTTGGTTTACCTTTATCGTCAACTTTTTCAACATCTGGGTCATTATCCACATCAATTTTTTCTGGACCCGCATCAGGTGCTGGTGCTTCTGGTGCCGTTGGTGGTGTTGCTTCAGCTGGTGGTGGCGGTGCACCCGCTCCTTCTCCACCTTCAGGTGCTAGCGGTCCCAAATCAGGCGGTGCTGCCGCTTGTTCTAAGATATAGTTATTAATATTTTTATATCTTTCAATCTCACTAATAATTTTTTTATCTAAACTCATTTTGTTATCCGTTTAATAAAGTCTTAACTCCTCTCGCAGTTTCAACTCTAACTCTTTTATTTATTGTTGTTTGATGACCCGCTCTTTCGATAAGACCATCTCTTTCTCTTACAGTATAACAATCTCCTGTATCCAAGTCACAAACTTGTTTAGTTCCATCTCCATTATCTTCCTCAGAATATCTCACTGATTTTCCAAGGTAATTGTTTAATGATGTTCTTAAATCCATAAAAAATCTTTTATTATAAATATATTGTTATGTTATAAAGTGAAAGGTGGGCCAATCACAGTTTGCTTTAACACTTCTCCTTTGTCTGGTGATGTAAATCCATATGGATAATATTCTACAGATATCTTAAAGGTTCCAATCGAATTAACATTACCAAGATAAGTGTATTTGGTATTAATTCCACCAACCATACCAGACCCTGGTACTGGATATCCATCTTTATCTATGAAAACTTTATAACCATAGTTACTCTCATTGAATGTTGGTGCATTAAACTTAAAGGTTATATATCCACCCGCAGGCTTTTTAACATTAAAATATTCCCACCCGTTTCCTTGTAAATCACTACTTTCACCAACAAATGTTATTGACAATGGTTGTTCTGCAAATGTTTTTGATGCCGTAGTAGTTGCTGGTGATGTTGTTGTAGTTCCATCACTATAGTTGAAATTAAATGATTGAACTGTTGGTTGTGGGTGTTTAATCTTATCTTCTGCGTTTGCTAAGATATTAAGTTGAACAGTAACAACCTGTGTTGGTTTGATTGGCGTTGTTTTGAATGGTTCACTCGTTGTTAATATTGTTGTGATATCATCACGTGTTATCGTGAAAGTATTACCATTAACAAAAGTATCCTTCTTCATAGTAACTTGAACACTTAGTCTTTGAGTTGTGTTATCATTACTTGTTATAACGTCAAAAACAGAAATATTCAACTCAACATTTTTATCAATAACCCATACACCCGCATCAGTATTAACATTAACAGTTAATTTGTTAGTTACTTTTCCTCCTGTTGAAGTTTCGTATTTAGACAATAATGTTACAGGTCCCGTATTTTGTGGGTTTGTATTTGTATTATTTGCGTTTGGTGCAGTTGTTGTCGACTGATTATTTCCCGCATACCCTCCTGGCGATGAAGCTGAAGATGCAACATATGCTGGGTCATATTTGAATACTGTATCAATTGAACCATTACCATATGGACTCTTTGCAAGTATTTTACAATTTGTTAATACTTTACCCGTACCAATTTGTGGTAAAGTAAATCTTACTGTCTCATCATTCAAATACGTAATTTTGTCAGTGGTAATTGTCGCTAAAACTTTTTGTGTACTTGTTGGGTCAACAATTAATATATCTGTAACAATTTTTAAGTTTCTTCCATTAATTTGAACTATGGTACCTGTGTTACCTATTATTGGTGAGAATGATGTCATCAATGGTGGTGGACAAGTGTTTCCTGGTAATGGAGGTAATAATGTTGGCGTTTGCGTCACCTCTGGTTGTTTTAGTTTATCTTGTTGTGCCTTTATTTGTTCTTTTAATTGTTTACCTGTTTCAGGTACAATAATTTTAACCGTTACACATGAATCTAACGCCTTACTAATTGTTTGTCTTACAGGTGCAAAATCATCTTTGTGTGATTGATAATAATCAACACTAACATTTTCTTTAGGCCAGTTACAAACATAATATTGTGGTAAACCATCTCTTAAAATTCTTGAAACATTAGGTCTAAGTCTCGCCGCCATAAATTGTATGTAATTATTAAGAGAATCGAATTTAACCAAAGGTTCTGATTTTCCTGGTGTTGATGCGGATGTTTTTACATTAACACACGCATATGATTTGGCAAACTTATCAGTAGTCGGAGACCAATTTAAGTATAATGAAATTCCACCAAAATTATTATTATATCCTTTGAAACTACCATTGTTATTACTGTTATTTTCGTAGGATGTTATATAAGATATTGTGTAAATTATTGCTTGAAGAGGTTTTTCACCAGGTAATTCCTTATCTAATACCTTCGCAAATTCTAATCCAGTTAATGGAGTTAATGTTGGATTTATATTTTCATAGTTCAAATAAACATTAGTATCAACATTACTTACACAACTGTTTGATGTGTCAGGCGTATTA